CCGTCTCATTGGAAGAAAATCATAGGTTTAGATTTTCCTCATAGTGTAGGAAACTTTGCGGCGGCGAAGATGGCCTACGATGAAGACAACGACGTATTATATTTGACAGGAGAATACAAAGAGGATAATAAAGAGAGTTACCATTATGCCCATCGAGCTTTAACAATGGGGGCAGGTCGAATACCTTGTGCATGGCCACATGACGCTGGCAGAAACTTTACTGACGGCTCAACCGTTGCACAGCGGTACAGAGAACTGGGGTTAAATATGCTGAAGGAGTTTTCCCACAGCATCAACCCGGAGGGCAAAAAGACATTTGCAGTCATGCAGGTCATTGAAGAAGTGTGCGACCGTATGGCTACAGGCAGGTTTAAGGTGTTCTTTACCTGTCAAGAGTTCATGAAAGAAAAGCGACGTTACAAGCATGACGCAGGTAAAGTCGCAAAAAGACAAGACGATCACATTATCGACGCTATGCACAAAGCGGTGATGATGCTGAGATTCGCAGAATCTGAGGAACCAAATAAGGCACTCCCGCAAAAGTTGCCAGAGATGGATTTCTTTAACTTTTAAGGAGTTAAAATGCCTAACTATCCGTACGGATTAGGTCGTGGATTTGGACTGCCTTCTGGTTTGCCTTCAACCAGAGCAATGGCAAATGCAGGATTAAGAAGTTCTGGTAATCTTGTTCCAGCACCTATTTCACATTCGCCAGCAGTTATTCGACCTCCAAGAGGTCCGGTGATTGATTCTAGAGGACCAATGCCTGTTGCTCGTGCAGGAGGACGTTCTGTTGGTCCAGCCAGAAGAATGAGACCTTCCATTCCTCAACCAACTATTATTGAGGCAAATTTAGTAAATCGTCCTCTTCTTGGTACTAAATACGCAGGTCGAGCCGTTGGGATTGCGGCTACCATGGAAGTTATGAGGCGTATTGTCGATGAGTTTAGCGAAGGCCCACCGCCTCCAGAAGTAACAACTGTTCGACTTCCAAACTCGTTGGCTGAAAGATATGGACAGCGTATTACCCCTATGGCACCGGGTTCAATTGATTTTGGATACACTCCAAATACAGACGACCGAGCCAAAGATAAAGGCAAGGGTACGATTAAAGACCAAGGCATTAAGCCTAAAGTAAGACACGCTCCCGGACAAAAAGAACCACAAGACGTTGTTCCAGTAGGATCTAAATCTCAGTACGAGATTAATCTTAGAGGTGGAAGCATCTTCCCTCTTGATGTCACTATTGGAAAACTTGCTAAGTTCCCAGTTACCGTTACAGGAAAACTACTCAAAGTTGGCGGCTCATTGCTGACCGAGGAATAAAATGCACAGACCTCCAGTCCAAGAACTGATTCACAGGTTTGACTACCTAAAGAAGCGACGTTTTAACTTTGAAAAAGCGTGGCAAGATATCAGTGATTTGATGATGCCGTATCGTGGTGACATTACTACGAAACGCTCTACAGGATCACGAAGAGTCAAAGGTGTCTTCGATACTACTGCTATGAATGCGGCAGACTCTTTTGTGAACTTCATTAAAGGAGCCATCATTCCTTCTGGTAATGATTGGGTGCGTCTTCACGCTAAAGCTCCCTACACTGATGTAATTCAAGTCAGACAGGTTTTAGATCTTGTTGCTGATAGAGTCTTAACAGAACTTTCAAACTCTAACTTTTACAAAGAAGCCAGTGGGTTTTTGCGTGATTTTGCAGTGTTAGGGAATGGAACATTACACGTTCGTGAGGGCAAGCCCAAGTTTGGATCTAAAGGTCAGACCTTTGGAGGCTTGGTTTTTGAGGCTGTTCCTATTGGCCGTATGTGGTTTATGGTTGGTAACGAAGGTCGTCCAGACTTTCTTGTTCGCCAAATAACCATGACGGCAGTTGATGCTATGCGTTTCTTTGATGGCAATGCCGGAGGAGATGCGGAGTATCATATCAATGCAGGCAACCCTATGGAGGAATGTAACTTCCTTCATTTTGTTTACGAAAATGAAGACTTCCTCCCTCACGGCGTTCCTACTCCAGATAATAGAAAGTACGCCAGCATCTACGTTTCTGGTTACGGTGATTTCGTAACTGGTACAGGTTCTATGTCAGAGCCAGCCATTGTTAAAGTTGGTGGTTTTGATCACTGCCCTTACATTGTGGCACGTTGGATGGTGGTGGATGGGGAAGAGTACGGCAGAGGCAAGGGCCATTTGGCTCGTGCTGATGCTATGGGAATCAATGAACTACGCCGTCAGATTTTGATTGCGGCAGGTAAAGATCTCAATCCTCCCCTTATGGTGGAACATGATACAGTTGTTGAGTTGGATATTACTCCTAACGGCCTTATGGTTACTCGGCCCCCCGTCAAAATGGGACCGCAGTACCTCAAGTCGGACACGAACTACCAAGTCGCAGACCTCATTGCGAGGCAAGACAGAGACCAAATCAAGAAAGCGTTTTTAGGAGACATTCTTGATGACCCAGAGACGCAACCAAGAAGTGCTGAAGAAAGTCGTCAAAGACAAACTCGTGCATTAAGCAGACTGGCGGCTTCGGCAGATACAGTAAACTATGAGTTTCTTGATCCCATGATTCAAAGTTGTATTGACATTATGTATCGTGGAGGAATGTTGCCGGAGTTGGACATGCTCCAAGAAATGGCTCCTGATGCAGAGTTTGAAATTGTGTATCAGTCTCCATTCTTTACTTCCCAAAAAGCTAGTGGCATGAATCGTGTCAGTGCTTTCTTGGAAAGACGAATGGCTTTGTATCAAGCTACACAGTCTCAAGCATACATTGATGATTTGAATCCTGACGCGATCTCTGCATACGATGCAAAGGTTAGCGATATCCCTGCTTCGATTCTTAGAACGCCGGAAGAAGTAGGAGCGATTAGGCAAGCACGAGCACAAGAAGAAGCCATGCAAATGCAAATGATGCAAATGCAACAAATGGCTCAAATGCAACAACAGCAACAAAGCGAAGAAATTTAATGATAAATATGCCAATGAATTTTAGTCAAACCTCTGGCGGTGGCGGTGGCTATCGAAGCGAAAGTGGTTTTTCTAGCTTTGGAGACGTTGCTAAAAGACAACTTGAAAAAGAGTACAAAAAGAAGAAAGTTAAAAAACTCGTAGCAGAAGCACAAGCAAATCATTATCGAGGGGCGGGTGATTTGCTTAATAGGATTAGGTTTGGTATGTCTTTGACTGACGCACAAATTGCACAACACAATGTTGCTACAGGTCAGAATCCTCGAACTACTAGACCTAATTTTACAGATATGCTTGGATTCAAATACGCTAAAAATTTAGGAGTTCTTTGATGAGAAATCAAACAGGAATAAATGCAATTGAGGAGCTTTATGGAGTTCCATCACATAAAAAGTTTATTGACTTAAGACCTAAACCAAAACCAACACAGTTAAAGCAAGGTGGTTGGCGACGGAAAAGACAGCCTAGAGCAGGTACAGGGACCCATGAAACAGCAAAAATGGCTTACGACTTTATGGAGCCGGGATATGTTCATGCCGCTAGGACTGGAACAATCCCAGAGTCAATCTTTGGCAAGGCAATGCTTGGCGTAGAAACAACACTTGATCTTGCTCCCGGTCTTGGCAAAGTCGTTTCAGCGGCAATACCCTTTGGATTGATGAGAAAAGTAGATCCTGTCGAAATCCAAAGAAAAACTATTAACATAGGTGAACAAATAAGCAATACCGACATTTTTGATGTACCTACTCTTGAAAAGTATATGCCTGAACAGTTGGCTATGTCTATGCATAGACTGCCTCCAGTTCAACAACAAAAAGATATGCTTGAAACTACTAACCTATTAGATCTTATTCAGGGGGCTACTAAAAAAGAAACTAAAAAATGGCGTGAGAGTGTAAAAAGTTTGCCAGCCAGCCAGAGGGTGGGATTCCCAATCCATAACATTGACACAATGTATCCAGCAGGTAGTGACACAGGAGCCATTCTCGCCGATCAAATAGGATCAGCTCAGAATATGGATGATTTAGCGTTTAACCCTAACCTCCCTTTGTTTCAAGCAACTGCAAGAGCACAAGGAAACATTGAAACAGCCTCAAAACGCATTATTGAAAAACTTGGAAGTGGTGAAATAGAAAGAACTGTAGGCCACAAACAAAAAGCAAAACTTCTTAAAGATTACATTGCCGCAGAAGCCGACCGACAAGCACATCTAAAAGCATTTCCACAGGTTCAAAATAAAAGAAAAGAAATCTTTAGAGAGTCTAAAACCGAAGCAATGCGTCTTGGTGATAAATACGAAGCAGATGAAGTAACCCGCTTGTACGAAGAACACGCTTTTGGAAAAGGTCATGGAGACGAGTCTGCTAAATATTTTCTTCCAGAGTTTCAAGCACAAGCGGCAAATGACGCAAAGCATTATCGTGCTGAAGAGTTCATGGAACAAATCAATGCACGAACAGAAGCAAAAGCAATAGAAACAGTTAAACGTAGCATTCCCGCTCAAACAAAAGAGATCAAGAATCAAATTCAAGAAACAGGAACCTACGATCCTAAAAACCGAATGCAAAGAGGTTTTGGAGAAGATGCTGAAGCACTTAGACAAATGCAAAAGAATCTTCAGTCGTACAATCCAATGAATATGAGAATTAGAAGTGTCTAAAAAAAGAGATAATCAAGTAGTTAATGAGTTCATTTTTGGAATGGGATCACAGACTCCTCCAAAAAGTTTTGTTGATTTACGCTCTAATAAACCTGCGGCTCCTAATGCAACCATTGGGCCAAGACCTTCTCCATCCATGAGAAGCCAACAAAGAAGACAAGCACATTTAACAGGTAACTATCCCAACCCTTTGATTGAACCTCGTGGAATTAATCAACTTGGTGCAACTCCTCGTAGGGGCGACTTTCCTGCGGGGACGGCTGAAGATGTAAAAGATTTTACTAAAAATGCAGTTGGATTCTACTACGGAGAAACACCGCAGGAAGTTGCAACAGGTCTTGCATTTGAAGCGGTTATTCCAATAGTAGGTGGTGCTTTATGGAAAACAGGAAAAGGCATTTATGGTGCTGGCAAATCAATAAGGCAAGCGTACCAATACGCAGACTCAATGGTTCCGGGCAATAGACCGCCTAGACCGCCTAGACCAAAAACTCCTACTGCACCTGTTAACCCAGCAGACGTTGAAGGTAGACGCAATGTTCTAAAAGGTGGTCTTGTTGTTGCCGCAGGTGGAGCCGCCGCCGCTTCAAAAAACGTAGAAGAAGCGGTTAATTTTGGACAGCAAGTTTTAAGAGGACTTAAAGGACAAGGCAGAAGAGTTTTGCCTGAAGGTTTTTTACAGGGTTTTGGAAAATATAACTACCAAAATTTGAGCAAGCGTTTTGGAAAAGAAATGAAAAAGATGACTGATGACTTTAGCCCAGAGTTTGATCCAAATGATTTTGGTGGCATAGGATACGTTCGAGAAGAAGCGGCTAACTTTGTGCTAGATGACATGATTCAAGGTGTTGTATCTCGTACTATTCCTACGCTTCCCCAAAGAGCAAAAAAACTGTTAGGATTAGGCAAGGATGCAAAACATCCATTTGTTATGTCTGATATTGAAGAGGGCATAGAAAAGGCGATGTTGAAAAATGTGCATCGCTCAGGGGATTCTAAAGTCCAACCACTTTTTAATATGACTTCACATATAGATAGCATGGTTGGTCGAGAAAAAAATGAACTTCTTGCCGCAAATGCAAGGTATAGAAAAAGAATACAACAACATATTGATTCTCAGTTTGAAAAACCCCTCACTGATATGACTCCAGAACAAAGTAAAAAGTATATAGAAAAACAAATAAAGTCTTTACAATCGTCCATCACAAGAAATGAACAACTTTTGAACTCTATTGACAGAGCACCAACAGATCTTATTACTGAAAAACAAGTTCGAGGAATTTTACAAGAACGAATGATGCAGAATGTCTTAGGTGAAATAAAACACAAGCTAGGTAATTGGAAAGGGAAAGATAAAAAAGAATATCTCAAAAAGTTTCAGGAAGAAATAAAAAAAAGGCTAGATGACTTTGACTACATTAACACTGTAAAAAGGCAACGTGGTAAATACGCAAAGAACGGATCGCCTATTGTTTAACACTAATGAAGAAAGGTTTCTGAAGGAAACGCACCAGTTGTTTTCTTCAGATAATGGCAAGCGGGTTCTGGAGTATCTTCGGCGTGTTCTTCATGTTGAGGATACTTTGGAACCTGAAGAACACTTAAATCGTGATTTAGAAGCCTCTGGTAGAGCAGAACGAGTACACATAGACCCGATTGGGTTTGCTAAGAGGCAGGGAATGAAATCCGCATACTATAAAATCGAAGCCCTGATTAGGCAGGGTGATAGAATGTCAAAGGAGAAAGACAGTGAATGAAATAAATGATCTGGAAGAACACCTTCCAATCGACATGGACGGCAGGGACGCAATCCTTGGCAAGTTCAACAGTGTCGATGATCTAGCAAAGTCCTATGTAGGACTGGAAAAGAAAATGGGACAGGGCAAAAGAGTCCCTCAAGAAGAAGCCTCGCAAGAAGAGTGGCGTGAGTTTTACCAAGAACTTGGTGCTCCTTCTTCAGCAGACGCATATCAGACTCCTGAAGAAATGCCTGAAGGTTTTGCTGATATGATGCAAAGAGCAAGAAATGTTGCACATGAAAAAGGACTGACTCAAGATCAGTTTGGAAACATGATTGAGCCATTTCTTCAAGCTGAAAAAGAACGGCAAGTCGTTGCTGACAATGCCGTGAAAGAAAGTCAGGACCGTTGGAAGCGACAACTACAAGAGCAATATGGGGCCGAATATGAGTCTAAATCTGCATTAGCCCAACGTGCGTATGAGTCTGTCGTGAATAACAACCCTGATCTACAGAATGTGTTTGATGCAACTGGAATGGGGCACCACCCCGCTGTTATGGACTTTATGGTTAGAATGGGATCTGGAATGTCAGACGAAGTAGTACCCTCTGGTAGTGGTGGTGATGTGCTTGGATTTGATCCTGCTGGGCTTGCGGCTCGTGCTAGGAAACTCGCTAAAATGGGAGCAATCCACAATAATCGCCATCCTGATTACGAAGAACACTTCAAAGAGTTTATGGATATTCAACAGAAGTTGGCTGAAGAAGGCTACGAAGGAATGAGCGATCCTCGCCTTCAGCCTTCTGGCGGATGGGTTTCTGGAAGATAATACTTGACAAATAGTTTTTTTTAGGAACGATTTGTTATACCCGATAACCGAGAGGCCGGGTTGACGGTAGGAAAGACTGCCGACTGAGGGCTTGCGTAGTAGCCAAGAGGAGCCGGGTTGCCGATAACTCTTCGACGATAATGTTAACCATTGTCAATGAAGGGTTTTTAATCATGACAATGACTGGTCTTGGTAACCTCGCTGGTTCCGGTGTTGGCGGTTCTGGCGACGGTGGCGTTAATGTTTTTGACGGCACTGGTCCGTCGCTTTCTAATCTTTATAAGCAGGTCTACACCGATCTCATTCGTTTGCAGATCCAGCAGTATGACTCTGTTCTTTCTGACACGCTCATGGGTGAAACCATTGAGGGTGAAGTTAAGTCTTTCGATAAGTACCTGAAGCACGATGTAAGCGAAATTAAAACTCGTGCCCGTTTCGGCGAGTTGGGTGCAGGAGACAATAAATACAGCACTACAGACAATGAGCGTCGTCTCATTGAACCGCTGTTCTTTGAGTATTCCGAGTTGTTTGATCCTCGTGACGAGGTTGGACTTCTTCGTGCAATCGCGCCGGATGGTCAGTACCTTCGTAACATCGGTGCTATCTTTAATCAGAAGAAAGACCTTTTGATTCTAGATGCTCTGAAAAATGACGTTCTTGTTCAGACTCGTACTGGTGACGGCGTTACCGCTAACACCGCTATGGCTTTTGGAACAAAGATTTCTGCAACCGAATGTACAGGAACTGCTGATCTTTCTGCCGCTGGTGCAATCACCCTTAAAGGTGGATACGAAGGTTTTGAAATTGGCTGTAAACTAGCCAAGAAAGCTACTGGCAATCCTCAAAACGACAAAACTCCTTTGATTCGCTACAAAACAGATGGCGATCTTGAAGGTGATGCCGCCGCTGGTGCTAATATGCTTGAGGTTGCTGGTACTGGAATCAACGTCAAAGTTGCTGATCCAAACTACCACCCAGCCGCCACTACTGGCCTTAACGGCGTTACTCCCATGAACATTGAGAAGTTGATTCGTGCAAGGCAGAAGTTGGATGCTAACAACGCCTTGATGCCGGGTATGCCTTACATTTGCCTGATGCACCCGAATAACTTTTACAGCCTAATGTCCGATGCTGATGACACTCGTTTTACTAGCATTGACTTTAACGAAGGCAAGCCGCTCTTTGGTGGCGAAGCTTTTGTGTACATGGGCTTCCAGTTCCGTTTGAGCAATCTCCTTCCTCAGGTAACTTTTGAGGGACCGACTGGAGACGGTTCTGCTGTTGACGGTAAAGAAACTATTACTGCCGCAGACGAAGACTCAAACGCCATTCGCTACGTTTACTTCTACACCCCGGCTTGCGGAGTCTTTGGTATGAACCAAGGTATGCAGATCCGTTTTGACGAGATCCCGGAGCGTGGATATGCCCTTCAGATGTACCACGCTGTTGGTATGAACGGCATTCGTATGGACGGTGATTGCATGGTTCGTGTTGCTTGTGTTGACGAGGGTGCTTAATCAGTAGTTTAGAAGGAGGCGGCAATGCCTAAATCTCACGCTCAATCAGATACGATTCTGCGTAGGTTTATAGGCAGTGCCGCCTCTCCTATTGCTACGACTTACGTTAACTTGTTGACCACAATGCCTACGTCCTCGAATCCCACGGGTTGGGTAGAGTGGCGAAGTGCAACTGATACGCCGATTGATAGGATTAGAATCCACGGATCTTCTTCTTCAGGATCGCCGTATTGGAGTGAGCCATTTGTCGATTCAAATCTGAAGTACATTAAAAACATTGGGCTGGTCATCTGGTCTGATACAGAAACTCAGACATTGTTAGACGGTTCACAAACTGCGGTTGGAGTTGGAGTCTTTACGACTGCTTCAACTACTTACAGTTCAGGGGTTCCTACGGACCTCACTGATTTGATCTACTGGCAAGAGTTGCCGAGTAGTCTGACTTTTATAAACGAAGAAGCCGTTGTGTTTCTAGACGGCAATTTGAAAGTTACGGAGCAGTAACATGAGTTCAAAAGGATCTGCTTCCGACTCGGCAAACGTGAATGTCGTTCGGAATCCAAAGGTTCATGCGGAACCTATTAACCTTTCGGTTAAGGGTATGTTTCATTTTAAGATTGAGCGAGCAGGTGGACTTGTAGAAGAGTTCACGGCTCCAAACTTGGTCACTCAGCATGGACTTGAGCAGTTGCTTACTGGCATTGCTACAAAGTCAACTACCAACAACTTCGCAAGTGCGGCAAATAGTTACACTAGCAGAAAGTGCGGCTTGTTTCTTTCGACTACCGCCGTTCCCGGTAGTGGTGGCGGTTCTACACAAGGATCTGCCAGCATTGATTTGGATGATAGCACTGGCAGTGGTGGTACTGCTTACTGCGGAAGTGCTGGTTCTGTAACCAATACTGGACCTGCAACTAACTTCAGTGAAGTTCTCGATAGTAGTAACAATCTTCTTTATATGCTTGGTGATGGTAGTGCTGGCGGAGGCGAGGCTGAGTGTGTTTTTGGAACCACGGCTGTTCAAGCAGGAACAGGAGCAAAAAGAAAAGTCGTATCTGCTGGAGTTAAAGTCGATGCTACTGATGCTAGTGGAACGATTAAAACTGCTGGTATTTGCATTGGTGATGTGGGAAGTCCAACTGCCGCCGCCGCAAAAGTCTTTTGCGTTGCTACTATTAGCGATGTGGCTCTTACTAATGGCGATTCTCTGACAACGACATACACCATCGAGTTAACTTAATCTTGGCCTTTCTTCTGGGGGGGACGGTTTAGTGCGGGCTACCGTCCCCTCCTTTGTTTCGGAGGATTGTTGGCTACACCATTCGATCCCTCTAACCCGGAACCTAGAGGGCTAGAAAGTCCTTTAATATCTATTGCCGATCTGAAGACTCAGGTCGCAAATGGTGATATTTTACTTGCAACTCAAGATAGTCTAACTGACGAGTGGTTTTGGTCTGGTCCATTTGAATGGGTCGAAGACGAAGACGACGGTTGGGTTTCTTTTCGATTTGGTGCTTTCGTATGGAAAGACCAAACAAGATTTCCGGATCGAAAAGCTTTAGTCAGAGTTTCAAATATGGCTTTGGTAAGACTTCCTAAAATAAGCTCACCTTCTTATCAAGAAATTAATGAAGAATATAGAGCCGGGTGGCCAGAGCCTCCGTCATGGTAATAGCAGGAAATTCTTGGATACGGGCTGGCACTGGAACTAGTGGCGAACCTGCTCAAATAAACGGAGTCAATGAAGCCGCCAACTACACAATGTCTTCAACGACTGAAGTTATTTCTCTTTGTGCAGGAGCGGCAGACAATAACGATAGATTTGAGCCTGATGATACAAGCGAAGGCAGTGCTACGCTTTCTCATCGAGTAGTAGGGACTACTAGTTGGAGCACAACGGGAACTTCTAGCACA